TGATCTGGGATATTTCAATTTCTTGAATGCATTATCTCTGCTTCTTTGACGAGCAATAGATCCATGATTACGATCTTCTATTTGTATAGGTGAAATATATTCTAACCACCCATTGAATATTTCTTGAGTGAAATAGTCTTTTTGAGCATAAAAGGTAAGGTTGAAGTCGGGATATCTTCTGTAGACAGCGTAATTTTGGGTCACACCCTGCCTCAAACCATTTACAGCAGCAGTTTGCAATGATGATCCGGGTAAAACCGCTTCAGAACAGAATAGTGCTAGATTATCTCCGGGTTCAATGGGGTAATTATTAGCAGGTATCAATACATGCTGTCTCAAAAACTCCATGAGATTTGGTTTCCCTTCTTGTGTATTAAAATTTATGTAAACGTCATATACATTATTAAATGCAGGCACAGCGTTTTTAAGCCCACCGAGGTTTAGTAGTTCCTCGGTTCTCAAATAAAATCTATCTTGTTGAAAAACTCTTGAATTTGGCATCTAAATAGATGAACAGTATATACTATGTATGTCATATAAGGGGAAGTTTAGACCTTCCAACCCTAATAAGTATAAAGGTGATCCCACAAAAGTGATATATCGCTCTTTATGGGAACTGAAATTCATGCGTTGGTGTGATGGTAATGTGAACATATTAAAATGGTCTAGTGAAGAGGTAGTAATACCATACAAATCACCAATCGACAATCGTTATCATAGATATTTTCCTGATTTTTATGTCAAAATGAAGAGTTCTACTGGCAAAATAGAGGAAAGATTGATTGAAGTGAAACCAGAAAAACAGGTCAAAGGTCCTACGATACAGAAAAAAAGAACTAAAAAATACATAGCAGAGGTATATGAATTTGCTAAGAATCAAGCAAAATGGGAAGCAGCAAAATCATTCTGCAAAGATCGTAAGTGGAATTTTCAAATAATCACGGAGAAAGAACTTGGCATCTAGTCTACTCAACACTCAACCATCGGGAGTCAGTCCGGGAAAACTTTTATTGTTTAGATACTCTGCAAAGTATAAAGAAACCCTGCCTTTCTACGATAAGCACCCCTTATGCTATGTTCTGGCAACAGAATCAGGTGCTTTTTATGGTATAAACCTTCATTACACAAAACCAGCGAACAGAATGGCAATTATGAGGTATATTGATAATAATGATGATCCAACAGTCATCACAGGATACCATAAATATCTCTACGGATACGTAAGGTCAAATTTTTCAGAAGTTCCTATGTCAGATTGGGAAAAAGCATTTAGTTTATCATTATCAGAATTTGTGAGAGTTCTAGGTGGTATTGAAATGCCAGTTAATATAGCGAGGTATCAATAATGACTATAAGAGCACCCAGCAGTAGTTTTGGACTAATGTTGTTGAAAGAAATGGGTGTGTATGATGAAAATATTGTCGGTACAGATACAGAATACAAACCATCAGGATATTTTAAGGTTTATGTTGATATAAATGATCCGATTCATAAAAAACACAAAGATGGTAAAATAAATGGTATAGACGCAACTTTACCAAAAAATGAACTCGGTGGCAATCTAGGTTTTGTTAATGCTGAAAATAAACCTTCTAATGGAGAGAAAGCAGAGGCATATGAAGGTTTTATTGATTTAGATCCTGAGAGTCCTACTTTTGGCATAATAGATGGTAAAAAAGGATTTAGTAATACAAATTCGAGTTTAGTAGTTGGTCCAGTCGGCAAATATAGTAAATACGATGATGAAGAAATATATGAAGCAATAAAAACACATCCTAATTCTATTAATGCATTAAAAATAGAAATGATGAGAGTCCACCAATGGGCAGATTATCATGGAAAAGATCATAAAGAAATCGAAGATAAACTTAGGAAAAATAATGATTTCTTGGCAGATGTTTATGCAAAGATTAATGAAAAGGGACTTGTACCAGAAGTACAAGCAATGATAACAGTTGATCAATTAGAGAAAATAGATCTTTCAAAAGCAACAACAAATGATCCAAAAGATAATTTAGATTCTGTAGAAGAGTTACTCACTACCACTGATGAAAAACTATCAAATGAGACAGGTTCTAAGAAACTAAAAGAACCTTCTAAGAATATAAACGGTATAAGCGGTATAGAAAATGTAACTGATGTATTTCAAGAAGCACCAAGACAATTTGCAACAGCATTTGGACAAGGAGAAGGTGAAATCGTTAATTTAAAATATCCTCATGATGCAGTGTATGGTGAATTCGGTAAAGCAGGTCAAGATCATATTGTGATCGAGCAGTTTGCATATCAAGCACCTCAATCAATGTTTTTGAAAAAGAATGGTCAAAGTGTGTCATTTCTCACGGGTGCTAGAAGAAACAGTGTTCTCAGAGATAACCCTAATATATTTAAACCGGGAAAGCAATATCTTGGTGTGGTAAAAATGCCAATTCCTAATAATCTTAATTACAGTAATGGTGTTACATGGGGTGGTAATAAATTGAATCCTGTTCAAGCAGCAGCATTCTTTTCCGCTTTTGGTGCAGCACAAACTGCAATAGGAGAAGGTAATTTATTAGCAGGTGGGAGAGAATTGAAAAAAGATCTTGATCAACTTATAACTGAAATAAACAATGGAGAACTTGGAACAGGTGCCCCTGCAAGTCTAGCATTATCCTCATTTTTAGCACAGTTTGCACTCGGAAGAGCAGGAATAAACGTAGATGGGGGTGCTGCTCTTACAAGAGGCACAGGTGCTGCGATCAACCCTAATTTAGAATTATTGTTCGGGGGTCCTAAACTCAGAAATTTCACATTTCAGTTTCAATTTGCACCTAATGATGAATTGGATGCTTCAATGATGAGAAAAATTCAAAAATTCTTCAAAAAGGGAATGTCACCGAATAGAAATCAAGATAATTTATTCTTCCTAGGATCTCCAAATGTATTCAGACTCAGATATCGCACTCAAGAAAATACCACAATCAAAGGTTTGCCAAGACATAAAATATGTGCTTTGACTACTTGTGAAATAAATTATGCTCCTGATGGTGTATATCAATCATACGAAGACACAAAAGCAGGATCATCGCCAGTTAGAACTGTGATGAGTATGAGTTTTACAGAATTAACACCCATATTCCAAGATGATTATCGTTCTGAAAGTGATGATTTTATTTTTGAAACACCTGTGGATGTTGATGGAAACACAAGTCTTGAGTTTGATTATCTTTCAAAGGAGGATACAGGATTCTAATGGCATATTTCGACGAGTTTCCCGATGTTTTATTACCATCATTCTCAGATGGTAGAAATTCTGCTACTGATTTTTCCAGATCTAAGAATTTGTTCAAACGAGCAAAAATACGTGATGATTTCTTTTCTACTGCAACCGTATTTGGTTACTATAGCATAATAGGTGATGATCGACCTGATAATGTCGCTCAGAAATTATATGGAAACTCAGACTTGGATTGGATTGTTCTTATATCTAATAATATTATAAATGTAAGAGACGAGTGGCCAATGTCGCAATACGATCTTGAAAGGTACCTTGATAACAAATACTCTGCAGAACAACTATCAGAAATTCATCATTATGAGACAAAGGAAGTAAGAACTCATCCCAGTATGTTACTTTTAGAAAAGGGATTGCATGTGGATGCATCATTCAAGTTCCGTTACAGTGATATCAATGGTGACCCAAGAGAGTTATCTGGATCTGAAATTGTAACTTCTGTATCTTACTATCAATACGAAATTGCCAAAAATGATGAAAAAAGAAAAATATACACTCTAAGACCAAATTATCTAGATATCGTGTTTTCTGATATGAGAGATATTATGACATATACCAATAGTTCACAATATATTGATAATCGCACTAAAAAAGGCGACAATTTGAGACTACTGTCACCTAGATAAAAAACCTTAAGGCAAAAAAAATACCGGAATTATTTTTCCGGTATTTTTGAAACAAAAAGTCGATTTTGGTTTTACTCTTCTGCTAGTCTCTGAAAGTATGAGAGTGCATCATCGTTATCATCTGCTGCCACAGCGACTGGTTCTTTGACAACACTTACCTCTTCCTTAATCTGATCATGAGACTTGAGGGTAACTTCCTCTTGCTCATCAAAAGTTTCAGGGTCGAGTGACTTTCTTGTGCTCGTAGGATTCAATACAGCATTCATTCTCTTCTCCAAATCCTGATAGGACTTGAATTGATCTGCCTTAGTGAACTCTTCCAATGAAAATTGTCCTTTCCATAGAGTTTCTAATGCATCATCGTCATCCAATAATGCCTCGGTTTTTGTGAACTCACTTGAATCGTAGTTTCTATATCCGGCAACGTTTTTTGCCTTCAACTTGAAGTTAGCACCTTGCCAGAAATCAAATGGATCAATTGCTTCCTCATCTTCAAACTCCGGTTGCATTGCTGCAGTTATCTTATCAAAGATCTTTTTACCGAACTTGTATAAGAATACTTTACCTTCGTTCTGTGGGTTAGCAGGATCCTTTACGACATATATGTTAGAAATATATGAGAGTTTTCTCTTCTGCTTTCTTGCTTGATCTTTATCTTCATCACTACCACTATTCCATAGTAGTCTGTTGTACTCCGACACTGGATCTTTCTGACCTAGTGTGGTGAGACTGTTCTCAATGTACCAACCTCCGGGACCTTGAAAAGCATGTGACCATACCTTTGCCCATGGAAGTTCTTCCCCGTCGGGTGCAGGAAGAAAACGGATTACAGCATAACCGTTACCTGCTTTGTCAACTTCTAGTTTCCAAAGACGCTCATCGGCACCATTAGTTGTGCCTTTGTTCATCTTTTCGATCTCACTTGTAAGTTTAGAAGTGAGACTGCCTAGTCTTGACTGTTTTTTTAGATTTGCGAATGACATTAGTTTGATTAATTGGATTCGTCGGATTGAGTAGATTGGTGGATTAACACCTTGCATAAATCATACACAAGTGTAATGTAACATACTATTTAGGTAATGTCAACTCATAATTTTGTCTCTTGTATTGCTTCTTTGACAATCTGTTTGAGTTCTCTTTTTTGCCTCTTACTAAAAGAATCTGTACCAAATTTTTTGTCTATCCATTTCTTTCCGTACCAGAATACAAATAGACAACCGAGTAAAGGAATACCTTCACTCCACGGTAAATCCCATGCCCACTTAAAAAATTCCCACATTAGTCTTCTTCTTCCTCATCCTCTTCTGGTTCTGGTTCTGGAGGTGCTTGCAAAAACATAAAGACCTCTGATATCCACCACTCTTTTTCAAGGCGAATCCACTCTCTAATATTCTCTATTATTTTTTTCAATCCCTTTGCCTCCAGTCGTCTGATCTATCAGGTCTAAACCAGTCCACTATATCACTTGCATCTGTGAAACCCCTTCTATGTCTCCTTGAATCGGGGTCTCCTAAATTCAAGTGTTTAAGAAAAGAATCGTCATCACTTGACGCTAATCGTCTAGCTGACTGTAACATACCTCTTGCTGATGTATTTGCCTTCGCCAATTTCTGTGCCCATATCATGTCGTCTATACTAACTTCTGTTCCTGCTGCAATAGATTTGCAGATGTCCACTAACCGTAGACGATATGCGGTAGATAACATAAAATAATGTGTAATATTAGTATTATGTATGTAATTTGTCAGACAAATTCTCTAATGTCTGTCTCATATTATTAAATATTGTGTTCATATTAACGTTTTTGAATCCCATTGCAGCAGAAGTCATCTGAATTTTATCTTTCATTTCTTTTGCTTCAGGGTCATCTGATAGTGATAACCTTGTCCACATAACTTCTTGCTTATCAATAAGTGATATAAGTTTTTTCATATGATCTCTCTGCTCTTCGACAGTCATCATAGGAAATCTCATGATGACTGCATAAAGGTCTTTCTGTGTCTCAAATATATCCTGCATTTCTTCTTGAATGATCTGTGATCTGAAGAATTTACTCATACAGTTGTTCCTTTAGATAAGTTTTGTATTTAAATATATCAATATTTAGAAAGGGTGAATACTTATGCATTTTCATACTGATTTTCTCCCATACAGGGTCAGTCAAGATCTTATCAAAATTTTTCTTATATCCAAAAACCTTATCTAAAATTATCATGTTCTCAATACTCAACTCATCTCTTAAATGACACTTGAGTATGTGTGGGTGCCCCTTACCTATGAACCACTCTGTAAAAGGAACCTTACATAATTCATCTATCTCTTGAGTGAATTTGTAGTATAAACTCTGCTGTCTCTTCTGCCATGTTGAATAGGTTGTGTCACCTGTCCTTGCGATCGTACCTATCCAAAGACTTTGAGGATCACTTGACTCTACAAAATTAGCAACGAAGAATTGTTTGACCTCTTCATCAGGATACTTCCTCGATGTTTTCTCAAAGAAATATCTATCCTTTCTCTTATAAAATGAATCCAGACTAGCATTTGTCTTACCACCATACTGAAAGTAATCATACTTTTCTCTGGTGAAGTGACTTTTCATCGCGAGATATATTTTATAGGTATCATAGGGTGTCATTCCATATCTTGTATAGGATGTTTTCATGATCTAGTTCGTGGATGTCAGGTTTTTGATGGAAGTTGCAGACAGAATACTCTGGCATGTATTTGCAATAAGCCTTCTTATCTCCAGAATCGCGATAGTGTTCTGGTTCAGATCCCTCTCTATAAGAATAAAAAATCTTTGGTAGAATTTGAAATTCAGATAAATGTTTTTCATGTAAGTAGACATCTATTCCATTATACATCCTAGCATACCTTCGCCAATTTGACACGTACTGTTCATAAATGTACTTGACATCTTTCCAAACAATACAGGTTGATGTCCATGTAAATTTAGGCATCTTATTTTTTTCAACATATGATTTATTTTTTTTATTCGCCCACTCTTCTGACTTCCATCTTGCAGGTGTAAGTGCGAAATTAGTTTCAAAATCAAGTATAGGTTTGATGTCACCTTGAATGACCATATCAAGATCAAAAAATATTTTCTTCTCATACTTATCTAATTCCTCACGAGCAAATAGTTCTAATTTATTCCATGCTGGCCACCAAGAAAAAGTACCTAAAAGATTCATTTTAGAATTCATCCACATGTTTGGATCATCTGCTAAATGTGGGACATATTGTGCATACCAAGGATCTTCCTTCTTCCATCTGGATGAGTCTTTTACAAGAGGTTGCATATCATATACAATTATATTTGGATCGATGCCAGAGGGATCATCCGTAAAACATATAAAGTCAAGATCACATTGTTTCCTTATCGCTTTATATAAATTGTTGACGTAGATAGGAGGATATTTTTTTCCTATCTTTATGCAAGTGACGCAGTTCATATCAATCGTATACGAATTGCCCTACTTTATTTTTTTTACTTGCCTCTATTTGTTGATGAGCATAGTGCCATTCAGGATTTGATGGACACATATTACACATTTTGTGTGGTAATAATGTTTGATCTGCCATCTTAAATAAATCTTCTATTGGTGCATCAACGGGAGTGCCAAGATATTGTAAATAAGGTTTCCATGCAGGATCATCAAGTTGTCCTGTGGATGAAATTGTTTCTCTTAGATATGCAATTATAGGGCACTTCCAAATCATACCTGCATACAATTGTGGGTTAGGACAAGTACAATTGCTCCAACTTTCATCAATATTATTATCATTAAATGGGTAAATTTTATCTCCCTCATCTTTTACAATATCAAACCATATATCTGCCCATGCTTCATTTATATGTAAATGTTCTTGCAAATCAGTTTTATCTTTTGCATATTCAATAAATTTTTCTACATTCCTGTAGAGTATTTTTCCTGATTTTGATGTGGGTTTAGTATGAAGGGACACATAAAGTTTGACACCTTTATTCATATGTTTTACTATCCACTCCCTATTTTCGTACAGTAAGGTTGCATTAGAATATAATTTTATTCGACCATCATAATTTTTTTCCACAGCAGTCAATAATTCTTCACATCTTGGTTCAAGAAGTGGTTCACCTCCTAACACACTTATATGTGACCATACATTTATTCTTGGTAAGATTGTCTCTATATCTTTGATCATCATATCAACATTCACTGAACTACCCGGTGCAAGAAAGGAACTATTATGATTACAACCCTTACATGCTAAATTACATCCATTATGTGCATGTATATTTAATACTCTGATTGTAGGTTTGTCCAAATATAATTCATATAAATTATCTGGTTGTGGGGAAACAGATTTTTTTCTATATAATTTTTTCCAAGTTTTGTTTTTACCATGATGCCAATTTTCAACCCTTGGTATTCTTCTCTCTAATTTTTCTTTATTAAACTTATCCGTTCCAGATAAATTATTTATTATCTCGTAAAATTTTTCTGATGATAGTCTAGGCATATTATTTTATATTCAATAAAGGAAAAACCTTAGTGTAGTCTGTTTTATTTACTTTGTCAAGTGCCTTAAGATATCTCAACAACTCTTCCCATCTCTCTTCCCAATCCTCTACCTCTGCTGATAACTCACTCTCTAATATTGTGCCTTTATATATGGGGAGGAGTTGTTCTCTTATTTTTGGATGAAGTGAATCAATCCTACATGGTCTAGGTTCTTGAATATTATTAATTGAATATTCAAGATCCTCACTCTTCATCCATTCTATAGTCTTATCAAGAGACAAAATTGACAAAGATGAGGCACATACGTTTGCCCAAACCCTTGCATGTTTCTTTATTTTATGATAATTTTCTAAGTTTGATTCCCAGTTTGATCCGAATCTTATATAATCATTTTGCTCTCCCAACCCTTCTAATGACCAATTAATTTCACATTCATAAAATTGTTTTATGTAATCAAAAATATGATTTCCCTCCCACTCTAATTTTGTAAGATTTGTGTGATACTTCAGAATTATATTTTTTGCCTGACCAATTTCAATAAGTGCATCCAATACTTCATAATGTCTAGGCATGATGAATGGTTCGCCACCAATAATGTATATCTTTTCTATTTTTGGTGCTAATTTTTTTATATCTTCTATAACATTATAATTGACACCACCATGTTTCATATCATAAGTCAATTTATCATACTCAAGCATCTCACCAAACTCAGGATCAATTTCCATTAATTTTTCAGTCTGTTTTATTCTTGAACTTGAATCTTTTATCCTACACATGTAGCATGATAAATTACACACATTACCATACAATTTTAATTTGACTGATAAAGCTCTGCCTAATGGTTCTTTCCAAGATGGTGTTCTTAATCCTTTTCCACCTTTTTTCTCTTCATTAATACAATTCGCACAAACTTTATTGATAAGTGGAGTTACTTCACCACTTCTCATATCAGATCTTAATTGCTTCATGTAATCTGAATAAAAAAATTCAGAAGGTGAAACTTCGCTTACTTTTGGTGCAGGAAAATCTGACTTTGCACCATGCCAACATCCATCATGAGGATGATCAACAGTTGCCATA